CCAGGCATTTACGCAGAACAGTCAAATTATCCGGAAGGTTGCAACGAATGATTGAAGATTCAATAAAGAACTGGCTTGGAACGCTGGAACTTAACCTTGAACAAAAAGTGTTATCGGGTTTATGCCTACGTCTGGCACAATCCTTCGACCAACAAGCCAACACATCGACCGCTGCGGAATTGCGGAAGACCGTTTTGGAACTACAACGATCCCTTGGAGCATCAAGCCAAGAGATTGACCCGCTGGAGAAGTTACTTACTCGATAATGCTCCAGCTCCCGACTATTCACACGCCTCCTCTTAGTAATGACTTCGTTACTGATGGGGATAAGCTCATTGAGTTTGCCAAGATCGCGTGGAGTAGCCCGGAGAGTCCAGACGGACTAGAACTAGACGAATGGCAAAAGTGGTTGCTCCGGGCAATACTGGAACGCTACCCTGCAGACCATCCGACTTACCCAGGCAGACTTAGATACAGACAGATAGTTATCAGCGTCGGAAGGCAGAACGGTAAGTCACTTATTGCAGCCATGCTAGGTCTCTACGGTCTATTGCTTCACGAAGTCGGGCCCCAATGCATTAGCCTTGCATCTTCGACGGATCAGGCAAACATTGTTTACAACCGGGTTCTTTACGTCATCAACGCGAACCCATTCTTAAAGAAGAGATTTAAGAGAGCAACGGAGACCCGAGGAATTGTTACTTCGGATGGAGGAGGACGCTACGATGTCAAGGCAGCTAAGGAAGCGGCACTCCAAGGAATCCCGATTAGCTTTTGTTTGTTCGATGAGCTACACCTTGCAAAAGAAGGAATGTGGTCGGCTGCTGTTCTCGGAACCTCCCAGCGTAAGGATGGAATTGTTGTTGGAATTACGACAGCTGGTGATCAAAACTCGAAGACTCTAATTGACCTTTACAAGTCAGGCAAGGCTGCAGCAAACGGAGCTAAAGACCTGGAACGCTTTGGGTTCTTCTTATGGGAAGCACCGGAGAACGCTAAGGTCGATGATCCGAAGGCAATCATGGCAGCTAACCCATCGGTGGCTGCAGGTCGTATTGGGATGGAGCAAGTGATCTCCGATCTAAAGACAATTCCAGAACACGAAGCGAGAAGATACAGACTAAATCAATTTATTGCCGGATCTACAAACTCATGGCTACCAGGAGACATCTTTAGAGCTGCAACTGGTAAGGGAGTTACTAACTTGCAAGGTGGAGTGTTTGCAGTAGACATCACGACAAACTGGGCACACGGCACGATAGCTTATGCCAATGACATCGAGGGACTACACGAAACAGAATTGGTAATGTCTTTAGTCGCACCTACGGAGCAACAACTCTTCAATGAGCTAACATCTCTTTATAGTAAACACAGCCCGCGAGCGATAGTGCTAGATGATCGTCAGTTACCCGGTCTAGCTAAGAGACTAAAAAACTCTGGGCTTCCGGTCTGGACACTATGGGCAAAAGAAGTCTCGTCAGCATGCTCGACTGTCTTTGCTATGTTTAGCACAGGCTCCGTTAGGCATAACAGCGATCCCCTCCTAATTGCTCAAATGCCTAACGGGGTCGCTAAATACTCCGGAGAGAGTTGGTTCATAAGTCGTAAAGAATCACTTGGAGACATCGACGCAGTAATGGCAACGGTGTTCGCACTCTACGTTTCTTCACGCGCACCACACGCATCAATAGGAGTGTTCTAGTCGGTGGTCTGTGGTATCCTTGACTCCAAATGGCAACTATCCTTGACAGGCTCTTAGGTCGCAAACCAGAAGTTCGCGCGTCGCAGCCAACTATCCCAACCAGACAACCTTCTATTGTCACGCCTAACACAGCTCTAAGTTTGACCGCGGTTTACCGTGCAATTCAGATCATCGGAACTCCGATTAGCAAGATGACCATCAACACTTACCGATTCGCTACCGGAGTCGAGCTAAAGGTTGAGAACCCAGTTTTAGTAAACAACCCTTCACTAGATCAGAACCGAAAAGACTTCCTATTCCAGACGGTATTGGATTTAGCTTTATTCGGCAACGCTTACTGGTATAAGCAGTATGGATCTAACGGTCAAGTAAACAACCTAACTATTCTTCCGGCAGCTTCGGTCATGCCTTCTTACCCGAAGACTATCGACGGAGCTATCGATTATTCCACAATCGTTTACGACTACTTGGGCAAGCGTTACACCAAGCGCGAAATCGAGCACCTTAGAATCTTTAGCCAATCCGGTCAGATACTTGGACTTGCCCCAATCGCTTCATGCCACAAAGACATTAGCGCAGCTTTAGATCTACGCGACTACGCTTTAAACTGGTTTACCGCAGCCGGAGTTCCAACTGGAGTTCTAAAGACTAACCAGATGTTAAACAAGGCAGAAGCCGACGAAGTTACTAACAACTGGCACAACAAACAACAGAACCGTCAGGTTGCAGTTCTGGCTAATGGCTTCGACTACCAGCAGATAGCACTCTCGCCTAGAGACGCGCTCTTCACAGAAGTTCAGGATCAGCAAACACAGGCAATCGCCAGGCTATTTGGTATCCCACCGAGGTTGCTAATCACATCCGTCCCCGGATCATCCGATACTTACACAAACTTACAAGATGAGAACCAGGTCTTCTTCCGTCATACTCTCATGGCTTACACCGACGCAATCACCGACGCACTTAGCAACTGTCTACCAAGAGGCAACCGGGTCGAGTTTGACTTCGAGCACTTATTCAAGGCAGATGTGGCAGCACGTTACAACTACTACCAGACCGCAATCGCAGCCGGTATCCTAACCGCGGAAGAGGTCAGAACGAAAGAAGGACTAGATGTCTGAAATGATTACACGCGAATTTCAAGTTCGCCTAGATGAGACCGAAGAGAGAACAGTCGTTGGTCTAGCAGTTCCTTATGGTCAAGAAATTGAACTTAGCGGAAATCTAAAAGAACGCTTCGAGGCTGGAGCAATCCAAAGCCTAGAGGACGTTAAATTGTTCTACGGTCACGAAGATCCAATCGGCAAAGTGATTTCGGGTAGAGACACCGAGGCTGGCTATGAAGTGGTTGCTAAAATCAGCGATACTCCACTAGGTAACGAAGTTTACACATTACTAAAGGATGATGTTCTAAACCGATTCTCGGTTGGCTTCTTCCCGGTAAAAGACCGGAAAGAGGGTCAAACGATTGTCAGGGAGCTAATAGATCTTAAGGAGATCTCCGTAGTCCCCTGGCCCGCCTTTGATGGCGCAAAAATAACCGAAGTCCGCAGCGAAATCGAAACCGAAGAGGTTGAAGAAATCGTTGAGACTCCTAATGAAACAGAAAGTGAAACAATGGAAAACATTGAACTTGACGTTCGCACCGTTCAGGACGAGGTTGCAGAATTGCGCCGAGTTATCGAAGCAGGTCAGTCCGTCGAAATCGCAACACCAGCTACACACAAGTTCCGCTCACAAGGCGAGTTCGCAAAAGGTCTTCTAACCGGAGACGAAGACGCTAAGGCTCTTGCCCGTGCAGCTTCAACTTCTGCAGACACAGTTGCCCTACCAGGCTTCTTGGGCTACATCGATAACCTAATCAACACCAACCGTCCAACTCTTTCGGCCTTCTCCCGCGCTGCACTTCCAGCTGCAGGACTTACCGTTGAGTATGCACAGGTATCCGCTAACACTCTTGCAGTTGGAGTTCAGTCTCCAGAGAACGAGGAGCTATCCTTCGGAAACCTAACTATCGATTCAGTATCAGCTAACGTAGTAACCTACGGTGGCTACACTTCGATGTCCAAGCAGACCATTCAGCGTTCATCAGTAAACTACCTAGACACCGCTCTTCGCGCTCTATCTATTGCTTACGCGAACACAACTAACCAGGCTGTAGTAGATCTAATCGAGGCTCAAAGCTACGCCGGAAAGACCTTCGACGTTTCTGCAGGAACCGCAGAAGCTCTTATCGGTGGAATTGCGGATGCATCAGCTTACATCTTTAAAGAGACTGGACTACGTCCAGAAGCCATTATGGTTGGAACTGGTGCTTACAAGTTGCTTCTACAGGCAGCCGGAGAAGATGGACGTCCAGTAGTGCTAGTAAACGGCGCTGGAGTAAACAACATCGGATCCGCTAACATCCCAGGTCTATCTGGTCAGCTATTCGGTCTACCAATCATCGTAGACCCAGCTTTCGGAACCAACCTTGGATACATGGCTAACAGCGCAGCCATTCAGACTCTAGAGTCTCCTGGCGCACCTGTAAGACTAAGTGCAGATGACATCACAACCTTAACCGACTCAATTAGCGTTTATGGATACATGGCAATCACCATTCCGTTCGCAGACGCTCTAGTCAAACTAGACATCGTTTAGTAGGTCTATAAATGTCCGTGACGTTGGCAGAGTTCCAGGCTTATGTTGGAACCGATGAGACTACATTCCCCCAGGAGTGTTTGACCGCTGGTTCCGCATTAGTTTCGACCTACATTGGAGAGATTGAAACCGTTCCGGTTGCACTCGAAGACCAAGCGATTCTAATAACAAGCTCGGAACTCTTCCACCGTCGTTCGGCTCCTAACGGAGTTGCTCAATTCGCTAGCTTTGATGGTGCTCCCATCCGAGTAGCCAAGGATCCTATGAACGCGGTTTACCCGTTGCTTCAAAGATACGTAGGCTATGCGGTATGAGCGAAATCAACGCCACTAAGGTCGAGTTCAAACTTGAATTAGCGGACGCAGGGTTGAATGTTCTGGAATACATCCCGGAGCGTATAACCCCTCCAATCGTCATCATCAACTCCGCGCAGCCTTACTTGCAGACCGCACAGTTCGGCGAATGGAGTCTAGGACTTGAATTAGTTTTGGTAGCTTCTACTGCGACTAACAAGAAGGCAACGGAAAACCTAGATCAGCTCATCGAGGATGTTCTGAATGCTATCGAACCTTTGAAATACGTTCGGATAACTTCGGTCAATCAGCCTTACAATTTACAAACAAATAACGCCGAGTATCTAGCAACGAACTTATTCGTCCAGCTAGACTTAACACTTTAGAAAGGGAGTCAGCTAAATGCCAGCTTCTACAAGAATCAAAGCTCAAAACATCCTATTCAAGTTTGGTGCTACCGAATACGCTTGCGACGCTAACATGGTCGAACTAACTCTAGGTGACGCACCTGGAGACGTTCAAACATTTTGCGAGGTAAGAGTCGGAGGTGAATGGTCACTACAACTTGACGGAATTACTTCTGGAGATTCATCCAGCCTTTACCGTGTCCTTTGGGATAACTTTGGTGCAACCGCAAACTTCACAATTGCACCTAACGGAAACGCAGTAGCCTCTTCGAGTGAGCCACACTACACCGGAGTCGTTACATTCGATGAGCTGCCACCTCTATCCCTAAACAGCAACGAAATATCCACCTTTAGCGTGACCTTGACAGTCAAGAGCACCCCACACACTCCTGCTTCTGACATCTACTACGGAGTTACAGTAGACACAACAGCTTAATCATGGCTGACGGAATTAAGGTCGTTGGCTTAAATGAAGCCATACGAGCACTTCGGGCTATTGGGGTTCCATCCGCGGAAATCGGTTTGGCCTCTCAAGAAGCTGGTGAGCTTGTAGCAAACAGGGCGCGATCCTTAGTTCCGGTAAGAACCGGAGCACTTCGGGCCACTATCAAAGCTAAAAAAATAGCTAGGAAAGTAGTAGTTAGTGCAGGTAACAATACGCGAGTTCCCTACGCTAACCCGATTCACTTTGGTTGGAATTACGATAAGAAGAACCTTCAGCCTAAGAACATTAGGCCTAGACCATTCTTTAGTAATGCCTTAACAAGCACTAGAAGCCAGGTTTACCAGATCTTCTTCGATAACATAGAAAAGCTATTCCAGAAGTATTCAAATAAATAAGGAGAACATAGATGAAACAATTTGACTTCGAGAGCCTAACTTTAGAAGAAGTAGAGCTAATCGAGAACTTGACTAATTCAAGTATCGATGAAGCGTTTGGTAACGGCAAGCCTAAGGGAAAAGCGTTAGCAGCCTTTGTTTGGGTAATGCAAAAAAGGGATAACCCTAACTACAAAATGGAAGACGCTAAAAAAATAAGTTTGAAAGAAGCCCTAAGTATGATCAAGGGTGACGAAGAAAAAAAAGAATAAGGGAGCTATCCGCTAAACGAATGGCGGAGTTCTGCCGGGCTACAGGAATGAGTCCATCGGAATACAAAGCTCTGACTATGAATGAATATGCAGCGTTCATAAAGATTTTGACAAGGGATTAACATGGCAGGAACTTTAGCTCTAAACGTCGAGATTCTCGGTGAGTTCAAGAAGCTAACCCAAGCTACCCAGGGAGCAGCAGGTAGCCTAAAAGGTCTCCAGGATAAAGTTGGCGGATTCGCAACTAACATTACTAAAATCGTTGGTGCTCTAGGTATCACACTAGGTTTCAATGCTTTGATTCAAGGTGCCAAGGATGCAGTAAACGCAGCCAGCGATCTAGAACAACAATTCGGTGCACTTGACTCTATCTTCAAAACAAGTGCAGATGAAATGCAAGTCTTCTCGAAAGAGATGAACGAAATTGGTCTTAGCACGGCAGACGCAGCTAGACAGTCCTCTTTGATTGGTGCTCTTCTTAAGGGTAACGGTCTAACTATTGAAGACACCGCGGAAAAAACTCAAGATCTAGTCAGACTTGCTGGAGACTTAGCTGCAACCTTTGGTGGCCCAACCTCCGATGCTGTAGCTGCAATCTCGTCCTTGCTCCGTGGTGAGAGAGATCCTATTGAGCGTTATGGTGTATCTCTAAAGCAACTTGACGTAGACGCTAGAATGCTTGAAGACGCTAAGAATGGTTTGGTGTTTGCTTCTGAAAAAGAGGCTTCAATAAATGCAACCCTAGCCTTGCTTTACGACAAGACAACCGATGCACAAGGTCAGGCTGCAAGAGAGTCTGATAGTTACGCAGCTGTAACCGCCAGGCTAAATGCCAAGTTTAAAGACATGTCCGCAGAGATTGGAATGGCTTTACTTCCAGTTCTAACGGAGTTCTCCGAATGGCTAGAGACTCCAGAAGGAGAAGCCAAGCTCCAGGCAATAGTCGATGGAATAGTGAAGATTATTGAAGAACTGGTTGCAGCTATCGAGTTCGTAGATCAGAACAAAGACTGGCTAGTCCCGATGGTGATTGCTATCGGTGCAGTTACTACAGCATGGAACTTAGCTACCGGAGCTTTGAATGCTTACAAAACTGCAGCGGGTATTGCAGCCGTAGCAGGTGCAGCCGGAGCGGCCGGAATTGCAGGAGCTGGAGTTCTAGGTGCTGCAGGAGTTGGTGCAGCTGCAGGTGGATTTATGCAAGGGCAAACACTTGGACAACAGTCACAGATTTTTGCTGGTTCTGGATTCCAACAGGGAGGCAGACTCTTTGGGGATGCGTTCCAAGCACCAGCTCCGGTAATCAATAACAACATAACTGTTCAAACTAACGCGACAGCTACAGCAATTGCAGACGCAATTAACCGGGCTAACCGGGCAAGTGGAACGAATCTAATTAGAGCGCGATGATTCCTAACTTTGCTATTGATCAGAACCTAAAGGTCGAGTTTCTAACTCCGGACGAAGAAGGCAACTCCTTTCTTCTTGGAATTAGCTTGCTGGGTGGAACGGATGTTCTTGGTGGCTTCGGTGAGTTCACTTTGGGAGTATCCCTTCTAGGTGGAGATGACGTTCTTGCTCCAAGCTCCGGTCTAAAGTGGCAAGAAGTAACATGCTCCGTTGCAAGTGCAACTATCTCCGTTGGTGGATCTCTTCAAGACACCGTGTTCTTCCAACCAGAACCAGCCACGGCTAACCTAACTCTTCAAAGCTATGAATTAGATCCAACGGTAAATCAAAACATTCGAGCTAACACCAAGTTTCGGATTCGCCTGGAAGATAATGAAATAGACCGAATCTTATTCCAAGGCTTTATTGACACTATTGACGTGACCTACTTCCCGGATGGCCCTAACGTTATTCAAATCACAGGCTTCGATGCTTACAAGTCTTTGGTGAACTCTAGGTTTGCAGTTTGGGATACTACCAGCTATGGAACTCACATTCACATAGATGAAGTCTGGGAGCTAATTGGTATCGAGAGCGGTCTTGGATTATCGCCAGAGTCTTACCACGTAGGAGGTCAGATTCCAGTAGTCGATGAGACCAACGTTCTAGTCAGCTCTATAGTAAACCAAGCTCTCCAGGTTGGTAACGGTTTAGTTTGGCTAGATCAAGATACCGAAGAATTAGTAGTTATCCATCGCACCGGAGTCCAGGCTGGAACTCCAACGACTTACATAATTGGCAACAATCACGGAGACGATTACCATCTCTGCATGAGCGAGATAAACGTTTTCTCTGACGCGGACGCGGTCTATAACTCTTTGACGGTTTATTTAGAGTCAGACCCAACAATCTTTACAGTCCGCAAGGATCAAGATTCTATTGACCTATACGGCGAAGCAGCTATTGACGTAACACTAAACACCACAACCCTTGCACAGCTAAACAACTGGGCAGACCGGGTATTCAATCACAGATCAGCAAACCAAGTGAACCGGGTTCAAACACCTGCAATCGATAGGCTTGGAGACTTGACAAACGCAGCGGTGTTTACACCGGGAATGACGGTAGGTGTCAGCTATACTAATACTCAACTAGACATCGTCGGATTCTACACTATAATCAAGGTCTCTCATCGCATTGATCCAGATAACTGGTTCACGACACTCGAACTATGGAAGGAAGCCTAGTGGCTTACAAAGTATTTACAAACGGATCGGTTCTTCCGGCATCGGACGTTAACACGTATCTTATGGATCAATCCACCGCAGTCTTTAGCAGTTCTGCAACGAGGGCTGCATCAATTACTTCTCCAGTAGAAGGACAGCTTACTTATCTAGAGGATGTAGACCTCTATCAAAGCTACAACGGATCCGACTGGGTAAGTCCTTTTGGATTGACTCTTATCAAGAAACAAACTATTGGTTCCGCAGTTTCATCAGTTGTTGTTAGTGATGTCTTTAGTGCTCAATATGACAACTACAGAATCCTTGCCAACGGTGGGGTTGGAAGCACAGAGGGACAAATAGAACTCCAACTTGGTTCGCTGACTACAGCCTATTACGCAAGTTTGTTATTCAACACATACACAGGAAGCACGGCCAGCGCAACGGGAACCAACAACGGGGCTTTTTTTGGTCGTGTAGGTGCTTACAACACATCAGGTCTATCAATGAATGTAGATGTCTTCTCGCCTTTTTTGACCGAAAGAAGTTCAATAGCGTCAATCTTTGCTCGTCAAGTAACGACAGGTTATGCAGCTCTACAAGCTGGTTTCATAAACTCTAACACTTCGGTCACAGGATTTACAATTACCCCTAACGCTGGAACTCTTACTGGTGGCACAATTTATGTTTACGGATACAGGAAGTCATAATGCAAAAACCAAACATTCAAATAGATGACCTTGTTAGAGAAATGACTGACGAGGAATATGAATCTTATTTAGCTAGACAAGCTGAACAGGCAGAAGTCGAAGCAGAAGCACAGGCAAAGATAGAAGCTAGGCAATCTGCACTTGCAAAACTCGCTGCATTAGGACTAACAGAAGAAGAGATAGCAGCTCTATAACATGGCCGAAGAAACTACTTCGGTTCGAATTACCCAGGCCGACATATACAAGAAGCAACTCGAACACGGCGAGATTCTAGTCAAAGTTCTACAGAAGCTAGATCACCTAGACGATGTTCCAGAGCGTCTTCGCGAAGTCGAACTTACACTTGCTAGATTATTTTGGATTGAGAAGATAGCTTACGCAGGATTAGGTGCAGCAATTATCTCGATGATTGGTTTATTCACTACAACGATTGGAGCCTTCTAATGAGCGTTCAAGATAACTTTACCGTAGACGCAGGTGCTAAGTTTACTCGGGAGTTTATTTACAAAGTAAACGGAGCCGTGGTAAATCTAACTGGCTACGTTGCACGAGGACAAGTCCGTAGCTCTACTTTCTCTTCTTTAGTGTTTGAGTTCGTTCCAACTATTACGGGTGGAACTTACGAAATCAACACAACCTTAACACCAGAGCAAACAGCATTACTTCGAGACTCAAATTACGTTTACGCTATAGAGGTTTCTAATTCTGCAACCGGAGACGTCAAAATCGTAAGCCGTGGAGTAATAACCGTAAACCAAAGAATCGTAAGATAATGGCAACTTGGATCAGACCAGTTGAAGGCAAAATAACTTCGAGCTTCGATGCTCACCGTGCTAGGACTAACCCAATATCTAGGAACCCTGGAACCGATTACGGAGTTCCAAAGGGAACTATAGTAAAGGCAATAGCCGATGGAACTGTAACTGGAATAATTCCTCACTTCCGAGGCGCTGGAGGTCGCATGATCTTTATGAGCTTCCCTGGAGGCTTCAACGCGGACTACTTGCACTTACAGGCAATCGATGTAATAGAAGGTCAGCAAGTCAAACAAGGTCAAAGAATTGGTCTATCCGGTGGATCAGGTCTTCACTCGGAAAACGGCTACGGCCCACATCTTCACCTGTCATTCCGTAAGGGTGGATCTCCAACCATGGCAGAAGGCAACTTAGACTTCGAGAAAATGCTCACCAGCTCACCAGTTGAAAAGCCAGTCAAAGAGACAAAGCCTAAGAATGCCAAAAAGACTTACACCGTGGTCAAAGGTGACACACTAACCAAGATAGCCAAAGCGCATGGATCTACAGTCGCAGAGCTAGTCAAGCTAAACAAAATCAAAGACAAGAACAAAATCTCTATTGGTCAAGAATTGAAAGTGAGCTAATTATGTGGCTAGACATTATGAGAAGAACCTTAGCGGTCATCATCCTAAAGGTGACTGGAATCTTCGTGGGTGGCGCTGCAATCGGACTTCACGTTAGCCAGGCTATTGCCATGGCAGCGTTCGCTGGAATCATCGATGTAGCGCAGGAGCTATCTAGGGCTTACCTAGCAGACGGCAAGATTGACCCAGATGAGATCAATAAGTCCTTCGGCAAAATAGCAGAAACAAAACTCCCAAAGCCTAAGAAGTAAATGTCGCAATCATCTATTAGGATGACGGCATGGAGATCACACAGAAAATCGAGGCTTTAGGCTTCGCAAAGTATCTAGGCACTTTTGAGCCTGGCACACCGGACTGGCACAATGCTCGCAGGGGCATAGGCGGTTCGGACATCGCGTCCGTAATGGACAAGAACCCATACAAGTCCGCTTACACGTTGTTCATGGAGAAGTCCGGTAAACAATGGCAAGACCTTCCAGCGACTATGGCTATGCAAATGGGCACAGCCTTTGAACCTGTTATTAGGCAGCTATTCGCTGATAACAATAAAGAGTGGCTATCGGTTCACGAGACCGGAACTTGGGCAAGCATCGAAGACCCAAAGTCCGTGGCTAACGTAGACGGCATAATCGAATGGGCGGACGGTTCCCTTGGAGTCCTAGAGATTAAGTTCTCCCGGATGTATTGGGATCAGTTACCAGAGCACTATAACCTTCAAGTTCAACATTACCTATCCGTTCTTGGTCTAAAGCGAGCTATTGTTGTAGCGGTCGCAGGAGGCGATTGGAAGGAGTTTGAAGTCGTTCGGGATGATTCCCTTGTCGAGACCATGAAAAGCCGTCTACAGGCGTTCTACGGCTTCTTAGACACAGATACAGCTCCAGACTACGACGGGTCTGAATCTACTTATGAGACCGTTCGAGAGCTATCCGAAGGTCTCGAAGATGGAGAGATAGAGCTTGGATCTCTTTGGGCTAACTTGCTCCAGGCTAAATCCGAGTCCGAGTATTGGGAGAAACAATTTAGGGCACACAAGTCCGCGGTTCTTGCCTTCATGGATGGAACTAAGTATGGTCTATTCCAAGGTGAAAAGGTTATCGCGCTGCAAGCCCGTAACGGGAAGCCATTCATCACATTCAAATAGGAGGCAACAATGGGTTTCGACCTAAGCAATTACGAACCAGTTTCAGAACGTATTCAGAAGTTCTGGAAGACCTATCCAAACGGTCGCATCATCACCGAAATCAAACTAATCAACGAGCAAGAAGTGGTAGTTCAGGCTTCGGTATTTACAGACCGGGAAGACCCTAGACCAGCATCCGTAGATTGGGCGCAGGAGACTAGAGGATCTAGCAACATCAACCGCTCATCGTTTCTAGAGAATTGCAGCACATCGGCAATCGGTCGCGCGCTCGCAACATTGGGACTATCAACGTCAAAAAACAGACCTAGCCGTGAAGAGATGATTAAGGCAACCAGGGAGTCCCGGAACTTTATTGAAGAGGCTTCGGAAGCTGCAGCTAACAAAGACATCGAGAGTCTTAGGCTTATCTACGCAACCGCGGTCAAGTCACAGGTTGAAAACGATGTTCTTGAAGCAATCAAGTCTTTAGCTGATTCGCTCAAAGCTAAGTAAATGAGCCTAGAAGCCCTATCGGCGGTTCTGCATCACTCCAAGTCATCCGGCACGTCTAGAGCGATCATGACGGCTCTGGCGTGGCACATTGGGGACGATCCAGAAGAGGGTTGTTATCCATCGCAGACACGACTTGCAAAACTTGCAGGTTGCTCCGTTAGACAGATCCAAAGAAATCTCCAGAAGCTAGTCGAGCTAGGGGAAATCGAGATGTCGCAGCATGACGGAATCGGGTATCGGTTCGACCGAATCACCAATCGATACTGGATCACCTTGGACTGCCCGGAGAGCTGTGACGGTAGTTTGAGTCATAATCTACGGGGCGTCAGAAAAGGCAAAACGGGACGGCGTTTAAGACTCATCGGGGTGACACCCACGACGTCACGGGACGGCGTAGATGTCGCGTTAAAGTTAACTAATAATTAACTTAAACTTAAAAGAACACTAGAAGGAGAAAAGAACAAATGGCAACAGTTATGATCTATGCAAAAATTGCAGAAGTAATAAACGAAGGATACCCAAGGCTTAGAGTCTGGGAGACATACGACTTCAAAGGCGAACCGCGCAATCGACTCTGGACGGCATGGCTTGACAACCCAACCAGCCTAAAGAAAGACGATGAAGTAAGAATTGACGGAGCTTTGGGAACTAAGGTCGGAACCTATAACAAGCCCGGTCAAGAGACTAAACAAGTCGTAGAGCATTCAATCAATAATTGCCAAGTCGATTTAGTAAAGGCTGCAGAAGCCAAGACCCCTATTCAAGAAGTTATTGAGATTATAGCTCCAGGAGAACCCAAGGATCTCCCGTTCTAAATGTTCCAACTCTTTGTTGCTGGAGACCCTAGACCGCAAGGTTCTAAGAAGGCATTCAACCGGGGCAAACACATAGTCCTAGTTGAAGCTAACAAGGATCTCCCTGCCTGGCGAGAGACCATGAAGCGAATGTTTGAGCTAAAGATGCTCGAACGAGATACAGCGTTTCCAACGGCTATCTCGGTATCTATACAGTTCTGGCTAAGAAGACCTAAGTCAGTAACCAGGCAGTATGCAACCGGAACTTACGACATCGACAAACTAACCAGGGCAGTCCTTGACTCTCTGCAATCAGCTAACGTAATTGTGAATGACAATCTAGTTGTGGATCTAAACGTTCGCAAAACTTATGCCGATAAGCATGAACCGGGCATGCAAGTAACGGTTATTCCTTATGATAACGAAACGATAACGCAAGGCGTGTCGGACTTAGATCGTAAGCGTAGAGGGCTAGTTTGAAGCCATGAAGATACTATTTTTAGATCTTGAAACATCGCCAAACCTGGCTCATGTTTGGGGACTATGGGATCAGAACATAGCAATCACGCAACTCGAACGCTCAACGGAAGTAATCTGCTGGGGAGCTCGGTGGCTCGGAAGTGACAAGGTCATCTTCAAGTCAGTTTATCATCACGGCAAAAAAACTATGCTGGATGAATTACACAAGCTCATGGATGACGCAGACGTCTTAATTGGATGGAATAGCGCAGCCTTCGACAGCAAGCACATCAAACGCGAATTTATCGAGAACGGCTATCTACCGCCTAGCCCATGGATTGAACTCGATCTAATGCGAACCGTAAAGAACCAATTCAAGTTCCCATCTAACAAGCTCGACTACGTCTCTCAAAAGCTAGGCGTCGGATCTAAAGTCAAGCACACCGGGTTCCAACTCTGGCTGGACTGCATGGCTGGGAACGCTAAAGCATGGAAGCTAATGAAGGAATATCAGATTCAGGATGTAAACCTTCTGATTGACCTTTACTACATCTTGTTGCCATGGATAAGAAATCATCCACATGTAGGGGTAAGCGAAGGCAACCCAATCTCCTGCCGTAATTGTGGATCCGATAACTTGCAACGCTACGGATTCAGATTCACCGGGAACACCAAGTATCAGCGGTATCTATGCCAGGAGTGCGGAACTAGCCTCCGGGGT